TGAACCATTTGACCACATACTCCTCATCTCTGAAGCCATTCCGTCCGTTTGTAGCATAAGGTTGTTAAGTTCACAAAAGCCTGAAAATAAACTTGTAGTAGCCCCAAAATTATCAATTCTACTAGTACGAAAAAAAGTGTCGTTTGATTGGTCTGCTCCTTGGGAAGTCATATAGGTTGTATTAGAAATTGTGTATTGTGTAAGCCTGTTTACGCCAGCCCCACTTACAACAGGAGTAGTGCCTATTCTAATCTGCATTGTACATCTTTCAGTAATCTGTTTAAATGTTATCATCGCTACTTTAATTCTTCTATTTTTTGTTGTACTTACAATAGATTGCGTGACTAAATTTGAAGTATATTTTGGATAAGCTGTTTTATTTAATACAAACGTATAGTCAGCAATTGTAAGCATTTTAAAATCATCTGTGCTTCCTGTAAGATATGCTGAAGCTGAAGCTGGAGGGGTAAGGCTAGGAGTTGCACCTCCATAATAAACAAGTTTTTCAGTCCCATCTAAATCCCAAACTCTAATCTTACCTTCTCTAATCTCAGTTATGTATTTTTCTGTTTCACTCCGATCAATAAAGTGTGAAGAAGAATTAGAAGAAGCTTGAGTAGTAGGAGTAAGAAGTCTTTTAATATGCTGGGATGGAGGACGTTTAGTAAGCCCCTCTACAACTGAAGGGTACGTATTAACAGACTCCTCTGCCTGGGAGGGAAACCTCATTGTACGAGGTTGCTGGCTTACCCCACTTACAAAGTTCGGGATGTTAGCGATGATATTAGGCATTTTGAATAATCATCCAACAAAATGTAGAAAGATCGCCTGTCTGAGTTGTTCCTCCACTCTGGAGTGAAGTGACTACAAATGAAGTTCCAGCAGTTTTTGCTGTTACAGCTAATTCACCCAACGCAGTGGACGCATTCACTCCCTGCCTTGTTAAAAGAATTACGCAATCAGCAGTGACTAAAGAATTAGAAATAGTTAAAGTTCCAGCAACTAGCGTTCCTGTCCCACAAGTACTATTAGATCCTTGTTTAATTTTAAGTGCCGTACCTTCTTGAGGCAGAGAAACTGAACCTGTGCTAACTTCAAACCTTGTTAGAAGTGTGCCTCCACTATTAGCTTTAGATACCCTAAGAATAGGTTGTGTGATGTAAGTTTGATTTGTATTCGTGTTTGCCACGTGCACAACAGGTGTGTTCTCATCAGTCGCAACTAATGTAAATTCTGCTGGAGCAGACCCAACATTTCTGCTTTCGCCTACTTTAAGTTTTCTTTGATTTGATCCACCTGTGATAGTAACAATTGAATCATTACTTGAAGACCCCCCACCAAGAATAAGACCACCTCTAAGATGCTCTGTAGGGTATGAAAAACCATAATTAGTTAGATTCCAATTAGTTGATAGTCCGTAGTGACCAAGGCTTAAAGAACTATTATTATTTTTGTGTGTACTTACTCCAAATCCAACATTTTTACCTTCATTGTGCTCATTTAAAACAACTTCATTGTAATTTCCAGTTAGAGAACTTTTGAAAAAATACTCATCAATAACAAGAAAACCAGTTTGTGTAAGCCACTCTCTTGCCCCAATTCTATGGATTTCATTGCTTGGATGCACACCATCTGATACCCAATTATTTTTAACTCTAAAAGACCACCCTCCTGTAGCTTCATTTTTATCAAAGTAGAAAAACCCTCTTTCTCCAGCTATTTTCTTATCAATTGCCCTAAATTGAGGCATTAAGGTGTCGTTTACTTCATTATCTGTAGAACCCACTAGCGTAAATGTTATGTTGGGAAGTGCAGTTGTGAATTTATTAATTAAAGCATTTAATTTTACTTCATAGTCTCCAATAGCTTCTTTTGATTCAAGAATAATATGATCAATCGCTAAATTTTGGACAATTGGAGTGAAAATAGCGGAAGGAACTTGTGCAAGTTGAGCCAAAGTCGCTCCACCTACAGAAAAATTACTATATACAATTCCCCCTCCAAAATCAAATCCATATCCTTGAGATCCACCATCTAAAATTTTAGCACCAATTACAATTGAAGTTCCAGTAAGCCCAACCACTCTGAATTTATAAAAACCCCTTGTTAACGATGTTGTTGCAGAGACTTGGCCAATGGTTGTCGCAGAGTTTGTATTAATTGAAGTTAGCCCAGGAGCGTCTGTCCACGTAATATTTAACTTTTAGTGTTCCACCTCCGCTTTGTCCTATTGTATACAAAGTAAAGCTATTAGCCCTTTGAAAACCAACATATCCATTTGAAGAACCAGCTTCCGTTGAAAAATGTCCAATTGAAAGCGTCCCACTAGCTGGAACAGAATAATAAGTCCCTGTTATCCAGTAGTTGTGATTAGCGTCTGAACCTGAATTTCCTGTAAGTGAATACCCAACAGCACCATTTTCAGGGTAGTGCATCAAAGCACTAAAAGATCTCCCCCCAACTCCGTAGGCTTTCATTAAATCTAGTGATATTTCTCCTGGCATCTGATGAGAAACGCTGTCTCCAAGAGAAGCTATGTGTACTTTGTTTTCTGAATTTTGTCTGGATTGTAGCCTAAATATAAGAGGATCAAGAACAGAAGTACCTGCTGTCTGTACAATTGTAGTTTGATTAATAGTTTGATTAATAGTTTGATTATTTGAACCAGTTGAGCCAGTTGAACCTGAAACTGACTCACCAGAAGAAGTGGCAAATGAAGCAAGGCCAAAAGACCTATCTAAAACTCTGCTTACATCATACGAATCAAACATACTATAATCTGCATTTTCTGAATCATACTGAACTGCTTCGCCCCTTGCCCTTGCCTCTTCAACGTTTAAAGCATTAGCAATATCTAATTTTTTGAGAATAACTGCAAGTTCTTTAGCTGTTCGTATGATTGTGTATCTTTGAAATTGCTTAGGGATTGAATCCCAAGGCACTTGTAAAGTAACCGAGGCTCTAATAGAAGATGAAAATAAGGAAGTAGATTTTTTTACATCCCAGAGTTTAGTGCCTCTTACAACGATATTGTGCTTATAATCTAAGTATTTATCGGCATCTACAGACAGAACAGGATAAGGAAGCTGAGAAAGAAGAATCTCACTATTAGAATCAATAGTTAAAATCCTGTTTTGTTCTGTGTTAAAATGCCATCCCTCTGTTTGAACAAGCTTTTCTATTTCATTTAAAAGGCTTTTTGCTGTATATGCTACATCTGAACCAGCTATTTGGGATACAGGAGGTATGTTTAAGTACCTAAGTACTTGATTTATTGCCTTATTGACTGAATCGGCACTTTCAAATGCTTCAACTAAATTTACATTAGGGTTGATTACATTATCTAGACCACTTGCTCCATCCAAAAGAAGTTGTTGCTTTTCACGTTCCAAAGCCAAAAAATCAACAAAAGAAATTCCAAGCTTTCTTAAATTAATTTGAATTGCAGTAGTATTAAAATTACTAGCCCTAGCATCGGTAGATGTTGTAGTACCCTTTGCAATAACAAGGGCTTCCTCTTTTTGAAGAGGATCTAGTGCAAGAAATTCTTTTTCGGTTAGACCTAAACGATTAAACTGAGTCCTATAAGTATCAAAAGTATCAGTTACTGCCGTTGTTTTGTTTTGAATCCTGTTTTGATAGTAAAGCCTACCTTGACGCTCAGTAAGGTTAGTAGCAGAAGCCTGGATTAACTTTAGTTTATCGTCTACAGGAGAGGCAAGGAATACAGACTGATTAATACCAAGGGCATCTAATTCAGTTGAATAATTAGCAAAATTTGAATCTGCCCCAGTTCTTACTTCATATTCTAAAAGATTGGCAAAAGCAAGTTGCTCGTCTACTTCAACTAACTTTGCTTGGGTTTCTTCTGGGCGAGTGCGTACAAGAAAAAGCCTAGAAGCTCTTACTACAATGTAGTTTCTAGCTGGTTCAGGAAGAAGTTCAAAATCAAGAAGAGTTACTACATCTCCAACCAGGTTAGAGGTAAATGTGTAAGAAGCTGTTTTAGCGTTATATAGTTTATTGCCTCTTAGTGTAAGCTTTATCGTTGGAAACGCAGTTTCAGATATGTTAACCCTTATTGTATCCGAGCCTACAGAAATTGTGTTGTCACCTGCCCTAGTAAGAGTTTTATCAATATCAGTATTAAAACTCCATCCACGGCTTTGAAGACTACGATCTACTTCATCTAAGATATTGGAAGCAATCGTTGCACTGGCTGAATCAGAAATATAATCGAGAGAAGTAATCGGGGATTCTCCCACTGAAGAGAGAATTGA